GCCCACCTCACAGCCTGCGAAGCTGTGTTTTGCCACGGGCATACAAGCCATAAACGACACTCTCTTCGTTGACGGGACAGCCTTCACCTCGTTGCAATTTATGTCCCCGTATTCTGTGGCTCCGGCTACGGGCTCGGCCCAAAGCCTATATTGGAACTCTACCGATCAACCCTTTTGTTTTGGAAACGGGACGCTTGTAAATCAATCCAGCGCGGACCCCATGCCGCTGGGCTTACACCGCTCGTATTGGTCGAGCTACCTCGCCGACATCTACGACGCAGACGCAAGGGTGTTCGAAGCCCACCTACACCTCACCCCTTCGGATATCCGGAACGTAAGATTCAATGACCGCTTTCACATCTTAGGCGCAGCGTACAAACTGACCGAAATAAGCGGGTATGAAATCGGGACGGGAGACAGCACCTTGTGCAAGTTCTTGCGCGACATAGACCGCTCTTCGTTTGGGGCGTGTTCGTCTTTGCCCACGCAATCGAACTCCAACGGCACTGTGACCTTTACCAACGCCGACGGAAGCACCACCACCAACCCCGGTCAACAATGCTGTGAGTCGTTTGGATATACGTACGACGGACAGAACAATACCTGCCGATGGAACAACAACGGCCACGGCAACCCCGGCGCCGTTCCCGACTCCCCGACAGACGCCCAAGACCCGCTCACAAATACAAGCGGACCCGGCCCGGTGTCTCCGGTAGGGACGCACACCACCACCACCGCAGAGGGTAGCGGGTCGGTTACCATTACCGACAAATTCAACTTGACCGCCGAGAGCACGGGAAGCTCCGCCACAGACGCCACCGCTCCGGTGGGGACTACCATACGCCTCGATGAAAACACGATAGGCTCCGGCATTGTGAAGGTGTCCTCGACCACGGTGGGCGGATCGTCTGGCACGGCCTTCACCTCAAAGTTTGAGACGTGGCGATTCTTAGCCAATGGGCGGGACGCTTCAGTAAGTTTCTCCAAGACGAGCGGCACAACCTTAACCAGCGGGAGCCCCGGCACGCGTTCCCTGTCGGCTACGTTGACCGGTGGCGTGCTCACCTTTCAGGTCACGGGCGGAGCAAATAAAATTATCAACTGGAACCTTGAGGTGGATATGGTCCGCCTCTACGCTACCAACGAGGTCGAGTTCCGGGATGCGCTGTTGACGGAAGCGGGAGCACGTATCGCCGGCGTGAACGACCGGGTCATACTGCAGGAATAAGAAGAAACATTGCAGAAAAGTTTGTGTGGTTCAAGATTGTGCCTATCTTTACACCATCAGCAACGCACAAAACAAAGCAACCATGAACCTCTCTCTCTCCCTCCTCTCTTCAGTCTCTCAGAAGGCTGCTTTTTTCTTCACCAACGAGGTGGAAGAGTTGACCGCCTTGGACAACCTGAACGGCTCCATCGAGTCAGCTATCCTCTCCGCTGGGTTGAGCTACCAAAACGAGGCCGCATTTTCAAATGTGGTAAGCATGGTTAAGATGACCATGGCACGGGAGCAGGTCAAGGTTTACCGCGCTGCCTTTCCAGAGGTTGGCATGGACCAAAACGGCAACTACACCACCGACCCCACCAAGTGGGCGTAATGGTTGCGACATACAAACAGACGGCCCCGCCTTGTGCGGGGTTTTCTATTTTGGTACATGAAGGAACACCTCGACGGCATTGGGAAGACCATCCCCCGCGTGATTAACATCTCCACCGAATACGAGCTTCGCGGCGACCCGGATTGTTTGGTTTTATATGGATACTATGAATGGGGCTCCTCGTCATGGTGGCGGAAAGTCCTGCAAGGAATAAGGAATGGCGCAGGACTACACACTGAACGTAAAGGTTACCGGAGTTGACTCGGCAAAGGGCAAGGTTGACGGATTAAAAAACAGCGTGAACCAAGCCGGTGAAGCGGGATCTACGGCATTTAATCAACTAGACAAGTTGCTGGGTGGGTTGCCGGCGCAATTGCTTAGTGGCATCAAGGGCTTGCGCAGTATGGCCGGTGGCTTCAAGACACTTCGGGCGGCTATCATCTCCACAGGTATCGGTGCGCTTGTTGTAGGTCTGGCATCTCTAACCGCGGCCCTAACAAGTAGCGAAGAAGGCCAAAACAGGCTGAACAAAATCATGGGCGTTCTTGGTAGCGTCGTCGATAATGTCATGGACAAGGTCGCTGATTTGGGCGAATTAATAATTGACGCCTTCCAAAACCCACGAGAGTCGTTAGAAGCCTTTGGCCAGCTCTTGTTCAATCAAGTTTTCAATCGTGTGGAGGGCTTGATTATGCTCATACCAAGCCTTGGAAAAGCTTTGCAACAAGTGTTCCAAGGTGACTTTGTCGCCGCTGGAGAGACTGTCGTTAATGCAACCGGTAAAATCATGTATGGCGTCAACAACATGACTCAAGTCATAAAAGACGCAGGTTCGGCAATTCAGGAATTTGGGCAGGAGGTTGCATCCGAAGCGAACCAAGCAGCCAAAGTCGCAGACATGAGAGCGAAGGCCGATAAGCTGGACCGAAAGTTACTTGTCGAGCGTGCTCAAATAGAGGCGCAAATAGCCGAGCAAAGGTTGAAGGCTAGACAAGAAGATCAGTTTGGAGCGGAAGAAAGAAAGGCGGCCCTTGTAGAGGCCCAACGTCTTGAAGACATTTTGCTAGGTAAAGAATTAAAGAGCCTTGAACTTCGGCGAGACGCTCAAACGTTGGAGAATACGTTTGCACGAAGCAATAAAGAAAACCTTGATAAGGAAGCCTCCGCCATTGCCGCAGTCAATCAATTGACAGTGCGAAGACTCTCCACGCAAAGACAAACCCAAAGGGAGCTGAACCGGGTAAATCGAGAGATTGAGCGAAACACAAAGGAAACGGACAAGAACACAGAGAAAAACAAGGACGCCGAAAAGGAGGTGACCAAAGCCCTTAGAGATGCGGCAATTAAAAGGTTGGACGCACAACGCCAAGAGGAAGAAAACACCAAAAACCATTATGCAGAATTGAGGCTAAAAGCCGGCGAAAATGCGGAGATGATTTTGGAAATTAAGGAGTCAGAGCGCCTTGCGTTGCAAGACATCCAAGACAAGTTCGACAAGATAGAGTTGGAGAAGACTGCCAAAAAAGAAGCCGCTATAGCTAGCCTTAAAATGCAGGCTGTTTCTTCGACCTTTTCAATCCTTAAAGACCTCACAGACGCATCCGAGAAGGACACTGAGCAGAGCGCAAAGAAGGCCTTTAATCGAAATAAGGCCATCAGTGTCGCCGAGACTTTGGTGAATACATACATGGCCGCTCAAAAGGCGTATGCGTCGCAAATAATACCACTCGACCCGACGAGCGTAATACGCGCACAAATTGCCGCAGGTATCGCCGTGGCCTCTGGATTGGCTAAAGTGGCCGCGATTAAATCCACTCAGTTTACCGGCGGCGGCGGCGGCCTAAGCGCCGCAGGTGGCGGTGGTGGTGTATCGGGTGGGCCGCAGTCTGTCGGTGTCGATGTCGGTTCCCTCGTTCCCAACCAGCAGAACCCCACACCGGAACCCGTCCGGGCATATGTAGTGGAGAACGAGATAAGCAACAAACAAGCCCTGAACAGGGAGCTACAAATTCAAACCACGCTATGAGGACAATTGAGCTTTTGATAGATGAGGAGCAGGAAGATTTCGGGGTGGAGGCCATCAGCCTCGTCAAGTTCCCGGCCATCGAGGAGAACTTCGTGTTCTTCAACCGCGACAACCGCTTCACCCTTGCCCGCGTAGACGAAGAGAAGAAGTTGCTCATCGGGCCGGCGCTGATCCCGGAGAAGATGATTCCGCGATATGACGACGTCAACGAGGAAGAGTTCGAGGTGTACTTCTCCCAGCAGACCGTAGAAAAGGCCGCGGAGCTTTTCATGCAGCAGAAGCGAAACGACGAATACACCATCGAGCACCAAGCCAAAGTAAACGGGCTCTCCATCTTCGAGAGTTGGATTGTGGCCGACGAGGACCGCGACAAGTCCCGCGTGTATGGCTACGACGTACCCAAGGGGACGTGGATGGTTTCGGTTCGCGTACACAACGAGGACGTTTGGGAAGACGTCAAAGACAAAAAATATCGAGGCTTCTCCATCGAGGGGTACTTCGTCGATAGGTTGATTCAGATGGAAGACGTCACAGTGTCTACCATCGCCAAGGCCGTCCGGGAGGTGCTGGAGCCCTCTGCATACCTTGACGGCAAGCCCCTGTTTGGGACCATCTTAGAGGCTGAGTTGATGGCGGAGGCTCTGGGATGTAGCGGTCACCACGAGCACGAGATTAACGGAACGCGCATGTTTATGCCTTGCGCCACGCACGAAGAGCTGGACCCGCTCCTTTCGAACAAGTGAATTCGCGTTATATAACCCATTAGAAACTCCATCGATGTCAGTTATTGAGAAACTCAAGGAGGCCGTTCGTTCCGTTGTAGAGGAGCGTTCTGAGCTTTACAAAGAAGCCCGCCTTGAGGACGGGCGCGTTGTGGCTACCGAAGCCGACGAATTTTCAGCCGGCGCCTCTGTGCGCGTGTTGAGCGAAGACGGCGAAGCCGCACCACTTGAACCGGGCGCTCACGAGCTGTCCGACGGCGGACAAATCACCATCGACGCAGAGAGCAAGGTGGAGATGATGGAGGAAGAAGAGGAGAAGGTAGAGGCCCAAGAAGAGCCCGATGAGATGGCCGCAGTCAAGGCCGCGCTCATGGAGAAGTTTGAGATTTCCCCAGAGGTAGCCCAAGAAATTGTCGAGGTGGTCACGGCCGCCTTAAAGCCTATGGTCGAGGAAGAGGTGGAAGCCTCTGAAGAGCCAAAAAAAGAAGAGATGTCGATGCAAGTGGAGCTAGCCGAGCAGATGGCCACCGCGCTCCAGAGCATCAACAAGAGACTTGAAGCCCTCGAATCTGAGCCCGCCGCAGAACCAGACCGCGTTTTGCCTAAGGCCGAATTCAGCCAAGAAACAAACCCCAACCTTTCCGGCGTAGATCGCGCCCTAAACATCATTTCCCAGTTTTCATGAAACCCGTTAAGAGTAAGAAGTACGACTTCGACATCGACGTAACGTCAAACACCTACGCAGGTGAGTTGGCGTTGCCATACGTTACCGCAGCCGTCCTCGGTGCGGAGACCATCAACAAGAACCGCGTGCGCCTCATGGAGGGTATTGTGGGCAAGGCCGTTATTAACGGCTTGAGCTTTACCGACGTCATCCAAGCAGCAGGCTGCTCAGGTGCAGATGGGGGAGACCTCACGCTCACCACGCAGACCTTGACCTTGAACGACCTCATGGTCAAAGAGGTGATTTGCCGGAAGACTATCCTGCCAACCTTTGTTGGTGCACAGGGCCGCATGCGTCGTGACGGAAACATCCCCCCGACCTTCTCAGAGTTCTTGATGAGCGCACTCGCCGCGCAGACGGGAACCAGCTTGGAGAACTTGATGTGGCAGGGTGCTACAACAACGTTCCCGCTTGGATTCCTCTCCAACGACGGAGTCATCGACGAAGCCGGAATCGACGCCTCCGCGTGTAAGGACTTTATCGAGCACGACACCGCCGCAACCGCTTGGAGTGCCACAACAATCCTCGGCCACATGAGCGGAGTATTTGACGCGGCACAAGCTGTTCCCGGAATCTTGCAGAAGCCCGGATGTGGTTTCTACCTGTCCTATGAGGCCTACGCGTTCTTCTTGCAGGCTATGGCCGCACAGAACACCGGCCCCGGATACAACCAAGCGATGGAAGGAGCCACGTACTTGGGTTACCCCGTGTACCCTACGCCCGGCATCCCGAATGCAGTGGACGTGATGGTCTTCACATACCCCGACAACTTGGTGGTGGGAACGAACGCCTACTCTGGCAACGAGCAGGCTTCTTTGATTCCTGTGTATCAATACGACGGAAGCGACAACGTGAAGGCGTCTCTCGACTTCTCCGTCGGTGTTCAAGTGGCTGTCCCAACAGACGGCGTTGTAGGATTCAACTTTACCTGATAGATGGCTTGCACGATTACTCTCGGCCGCGCATTGGATTGTAAAGATGCGCTGGGTGGACTCTCGAAGGTTTTCTTCGTGAACAACTACTCGGCGGGTCTTGTCAATGCAGACGGCTCCGCGGGTACGGCAACGCTTGATACGGATGCAGGAGAGACCTTCACCGTTACGGACTTGCCTGCCCTCACCGTCCTCAAATACGACCTCCGCCCGGACCTTTCGAGCTTCACAGTGAATGTGCAGAGCGATCCGGCCACCGGAGCCAGCTTGTTTGAGCAGACGTTGAACCTTGTTCTCCAGAAGCACCAAGAGAGCGACCCGGAACAAATCCGGCTCATCAGCCGCAACCGGTCGCAAATCTTTGTGCTCGACAATAACGACAACCTGTTCATGTTTGGGGCAGCCTATGGCATGGATTTGAACGGCGGTACGCTCACCTCTGGAGCGGCACGGAATGAGATGAGTGGACAGACCTTGACCTTTGCGGGTCGGGAGGCGGCCCCTTATTATTTCGTCGAGTCTCCAACCGACGTGACCAACGCGAAGTACCCCTTCGAGAATATCACCACCCCGGCCAACATCACGATTGTTTGAGTTGTTCCTTTTGTTTTGTGTTTTGGAAGGGCTGCCGAGAGGCGGCCCTTTCTTATATGTGTAAGTGATGATACTGGTGGTCAAAAACAACGCCGGGAGCGTAGAGAATACCATCTACCTCACGCCAAAGGAGAAGCGTGGAGCGGCTAACGTCGCCACGTATGGCCCGAATATCGTCATGTTGGGCGTGGAGCTTACGAGCCTCACCACAAACAAGGTCGTGATGGTCAACGCCAAAGCCTTGAGTGTCACCGATAGGTTTACGACGTTTACTTTCGACGCCGACACGGAAACTTCATCGACTGCGGTGGACCTTACTGGACCAAGCTGGCCCGAAGGGTACGTACAATACCGCGTCGTAGAGCGTGCCAACTCCGCCGACTTCCAATCCATCTCCAGCTCCGACGTGATCTTGGAGGTTGGTTTAGGTTACCTTACACGCGGGGACTTTGTGGGGTTTATCCTTACCGAGTCGTCCCTGAATATCGCCAAGGAAGACAACGGATTAATACTTCTGGAAAATGCCACGACAACGAGGGAAGCGTACCAAGAAACCACCTATACAAGCCACTCCGACAGCGGCTCAACCTTCGCATACCATGAG